ACAATCTCTAAAGGATACTTACTTCCTGGTGAAAAACCTAAAGATGCTTATTGGAGAGTTGCAACCAAAGTGGCTCAGAGATTAAACAAACCACATATGGCATCTAAATTCTTCGATTATATTTGGAAAGGTTGGTTAAACTTAGCAACCCCAGTCCTTTCAAATACTGGTACTGATAGAGGATTACCTATTTCTTGTTTTGGTATCGATGTAGCCGATTCTATTTATGATATTGGTAAAAAGAACTTAGAACTAATGTTACTTGCAAAACATGGTGGAGGAGTTGGTATTGGAATCAACCAAATCAGACCAGCAGGTGCACCAATTACTGGTAATGGAACATCTGATGGTGTAGTTCCTTTTACAAAAATATATGATTCTACAATCCTTGCAACCAACCAAGGTTCAGTAAGAAGAGGTGCCGCTTCAGTAAACCTTAATATTGAACATAAAGATTTTGAAGAGTGGTTAGAAATCAGAGAACCAAAAGGTGATGTAAACAGACAATCACTCAACTTACACCAATGTGCAGTTGTTGGTGATAAGTTTATGAGAAAATTACAAGATGGTGATGAAACTGCAAGAAGAAAATGGGGAAAATTACTACAAAAAAGAAAAGCAACTGGTGAGCCTTATATTATGTTTAAGGGTAATGTAAATAAACAAAACCCTGAAATGTATAAGAAGAATGGATTAAAAGTATTCATGACTAATATCTGTTCTGAAATCACTCTACATACAGATGAGAACCACTCATTCGTTTGTTGTTTATCTTCAGTAAACCTTGCAAAGTACAACGAGTGGAAAGATACTGATTTAATTTATACCGCAACTTGGTTCTTAGATGGAGTACTTTCAGAGTTTATCCAAAAGGCTAAGAACATGAGAGGATTCGAAAACTCAGTTGCATCAGCAGAAAAAGGTAGAGCATTAGGATTGGGGGTTTTAGGATGGCACACTTACCTACAACAACAAGGTATTCCATTTGAAGGAATGGAAGCACAGTTTGAAACTCGTAAAATTTTCTCACAAATCAAAATCGAATCAGAGAGAGCATCAAGAGATTTAGCATCAGAATATGGTGAACCACTATGGTGTAAAGAAAGTGGAATGAGAAACACTCACCTTCGAGCAATTGCACCAACAGTTTCAAACTCAAAATTAAGTGGTAATGTATCTGCTGGTATCGAACCATGGGCAGCAAATGTATTTACTGAACAAACTGCAAAAGGAACTTTCATTAGAAAAAACCAAGAGTTAGAAAAGGTACTAAGAAAAGTTGGTATCAATAATAAAGATACTTGGGATAAAATCTTAGAAGATGGTGGTTCAGTTCAAGACCTTAAAGAACTTGATTCTTGGTGTTTTTTAAATGGAAAAATGGTACAATGTGAAGAAGTATTAGAAGAAGATAGAATTAAAACCTACCCTGTCAAGGATGTGTTCAGAACGTTTAAGGAAATCAACCAAATGGACTTGGTTAAACAAGCTGGTGTTAGACAACAGTATATTGACCAATCCGTTTCCTTGAACTTGGCATTTCCTTCTATCGCAACTCCAAAGTGGATTAACCAAGTTACTATGGAAGCGTGGAAACAGGGAATAAAAACTCTCTACTATATGAGAACAGAGAGTGTGTTACGAGGTGATATCGCAACTCGTGCGGTTGACCCTGATTGTGTCGCGTGTGACGGCTAGTAAATAATAATTAAATAGGAGAAATTATGTTAGAAGTAAAGAAATTTTATGCAACTTGGTGTGGGCCATGTAAAATGTTAACACCAATTATGGAACAAGTTAAAGGTAAGTTTAATGATGTATCATTCAAAGATATTAACATAGATGAACAATTTGAAGTAGCTCAAAAGTATTACGTTCGTTCCGTTCCTACTGTTATTATTGAAAGAGATGGTGTAGAAGTTCAGAGATTTGCGGGATTACAATCAGAAATGGCCTACTCAAACGCACTTAATGAATTAAAAAGTTAATAAAATATTTGGAATTGTTAAATTTTTTTCGTATATTTGTATCAAATAAATCTTAATATATGGCATCAATAAAATTTGTACACAAAGAAGAAAAGGAACAAGTAATCAAAGGAACTCCTAAAGTTCCTTTTGATAAAAGTAAAAAACTAAGTAGTTTAGATGGTTCTAAGTCTTTGTATTATGTAGAAACTGAAACTGCGTTTAAACTTAAAATTGATTCTAAAATCGATTTTACACAGAAACACCCACATTATAGTAATTATCACTTAATTACTATTCCAATAGATAGAATATAAACCTTAAATAAAGTTACATGAATCGTTACGATGAAAAACAACTCGAAGAGAACTACAATAAGTTTATCGAGGCACTTAAAAAATCGTTTAGTGGAGAACGATTAGAAAAACTACTCCATATGTACTCAATGGATGAATTAGGACCAAACCTAATGTTATCTCCAGCGAGTGGAAATAAACACTATCACAATGCGTATGAAGGTGGGTATATTGACCACGTTATGAATGTGGCAAGAAACTCACTTCGTATGATGAAACTATACAAAGAAGCCGGTGGTATCATTGATTTTGAACAAGAAGAATTATTATTTGCTGCTTTCCATCATGATTTAGGGAAGTTGGGGGATAAAGGAAATCTACATTATGTTTCAAATGATAGTGAATGGCACATCAAAAATCGTGGAGAGTTCTACAAAAGAAATACAGAATTATCTTACTTAACTGCAACTGATAGAACTTTTTTACTTCTTAATAACTATGGTGTACAATTCACCGAAAATGAATACTTTGGAATCAAACTCACCGATGGTATGTATGATGAAGATAATGTAAAGTATTATAAAGTATTCGATGTATCAAAATATCTAAAAACAAATATTCAATATATTCTTCATTGGGCAGACCATATGAGTACTACCATTGAAAGAGATAGAGAACTAAAAGCTCCATTTTAATATGTGTGGAATCTTAGGAGGTAACCTCATTAAGACAAACCACGATATGAAAAATGGATTAGTTTCTATGATGCATCGTGGTACTGATGGTAATACCATATTCTCATTTAAAAATGGGATGAAATTGTCTCATAATAGATTGTCTATTCAAGACCTTTCAGAAGTTGCTAACCAACCAATGATTTCTGATTGTGGTAGGTATTATCTTGCTTTCAATGGTGAATTATGGAAATCTACATTTGATAAGTTTAATGATACACTTAGGTCAAAGTATAATTTTAAAACCAATAATTCAGATTCAGAATTACTTTTATATTTTTTGATTGATAATTATAAAAATTTAAAATCAAAAATGAATGAATTAGAAGGTATGTTTTCTTTTGCGTTTTATGATAAAGAAAAAGATTACTTAATTCTTGGTAGGGATTTTATGGGTAGATTGCCATTTTATTATTATCATAATGGGCAAGAGATTGTTTTTTCAAGTGAAGTAAAGGGTATTACAGAATCAGTTAAAGAAATACCTTATTATAATATTGATAAAGGTTCGTCTTGGAAACCTTCTGAGTATAAGGATAAAGAACTTATAAAAATAGTAGAACCAGGTACATTTATAACATATAATTCTGTTGGAGCATTAAAAGAATATGTTTGGTTTGATTTTAAACCAAAACCATTTGATATAAATCATCCAACAGGATATTATCCAAGAACTCAAGAAGAATTTGATTTATATGATTCTGAAGATAAAGGAATTGATTATTATTCATCTGAATTTAAACGTTTGTTAGAAGATGCAGTAGAAGATGAAATGATTGCAGATGTACCTATTTGTACTATTTTAAGTGGTGGTATTGATAGTACAATCATTAGTTATATTCTTTCTAAGAAATTAAAAGCTCAAGGAAAGAGGTTAACTGCATTTGTTGTAAATGTAAGTAAAAATCGAAAATCTAATACAAAAGATGATTTATATTATGCAAGATTAGCATCAAAATTATTTGATATTGATTTAATTGAAATAGATTATGATGAACTTGATGTAGAGAGAAAACTAATACATTCTATTTGGGCATCAGAAACTCACAAGTGGACTCAAATATCTCCAGCTGTTATTCAACTTGCTCTTGCATGGAGAATTAGAAAAGAAGGATTTAAGGTTGTATTTGGTGGTGAAGGAGCTGATGAAATATTTGCAAGTTATGGGGATGTTAAACGATTCTGTTGGCCACAACCAATTTGGTATCATCAGAAAAGAGTTAATCTTTTAAATAGATTACATCAAACTAATTTAATTAGAACTAATAAGGCAATGATGTATGGAGGTGAAGTAGAATTAAGAACTCCATTTATTAATAAAAAGGTTATTGATTTTGGTTTAAGAATACCAACTAAGTACAGAGATGAAAATGAAGGTAATGGACAAAGAATGAAGTATGTACTTAGAAAAGCATTTGAATTAGATATAGGTTCTTTAGATGAAGAACTTTTATGGAGACCTAAGAAAACTTTCCAAGTTGGTGCACATAGTGATTTCTTAAAAAAAGATATTTGGAAAAGGAAAATAGAACATATATTTAAAAAATTATTTATAGAAAAGAATGAAAATACCGAATTACGAGAATTGCTTGCTCAAGGACAAAGCGGACATCTCCGAGGTAGTATTACAGAGGTTACCATCGATTAACGTTCTTGGTGCTTTTGAAAAACCTACATTGGATAAAGATAAAATAAAAGTTTTATCTGTTAAGT